TGGAAAGTTCAAATATGTAGTTCCAGCCGATACACTAAAAGTGTTTGAAATTTTTGGATCGCTGTCGCTGGACGCTTGCGAGTCATAAATGGTAAGCGTGCCGCTGCTGGACGCCGACACAAAGATTCCGTACAGTTTTCCAGCACCAACTTTTACTTGTTTGGTTGCCGCTAGTTGCATATAGTTAGCCATGATGTTTCCTTATGCCAAGAATTTCAGTTTATACAAAGTACGCAGATAAATCTCAATGATGTTGTCGATCAACTGCTGCAAAGATGTATCCGTTTTATCGCATACCTCGTACCGAGCGTCCTCAATCTGCTTGAGGGAATCTTCCAAAAACTCAATGACGTTATTGGTTTTCTTGGCCGATTGTAGTGTGATTGGGCCAATTAAACCGTGCCGTCCTTGGTAGGACTCAGCAAAGTCATCGGCAGCACCAATGATGCGGTCATAAAAGATGTTGAGCGCAGTATGCTTGCTAAAGCTGCGGGTGTTTAAATGCACCGAGTGCGTTACATCCCGAGCCAGAAACAACAGACCTACAAAATCAGCGGCTTTCATTGTGGCATTCCTTGTTGCGGCGCTTGTGGCATTCCTTGTGGTTGCATTGGCATACCTTGTGGCATTTCGCCCATAGTGTCTTGCATAGACTCACGGCCAGGCATTTCACCCACCAGATCACCAGAGGTAATCATCCCGTGGACGGTGCCCATGACTATGTCCTGAATTTGCTCTGGCGACATACTGGCTTGAACGGCAGTCAGGCGCTGTGTCTCAGCTTGGAACGCCTTGACCTGAGAATCAAATTCCTTGACCTCAATCTCGCGCATATCCAGCGACTTAGACACATTCTGAAGCATGGTGTGCATCTGCTCCATCTCAGCACCCATAGCCTGCATTTGCTGCTGTGCAGCGGCCAAAGCTGGATTGTCTTCTCCGTCACCCATAAGTTTGGGGTCAATAGTCTTGGCAAAGCGTTTAGACATCTCTTGGGCACCAGGCCAGTCCATGTTCTTGACAAACAAGTCACCGGCAACAGTCCACAACTGCGGATTGCCTTGTAGCAACTGGGCCATTGCCTCCAAAGCCTCTTGGCGCTTGGTCGCGTAGCCTGGACCGGTAGTAGCCACCACGTCGTACTTGCCCACACCAGGGTTGTAAATTTTCTCAATCACAATGCCCTGCTGGTCAACAATCTTCTGCACCGGCTGTTGCTGGTCAGGGTTAATCTTGACCATCTTGGTCTCGCCATCTTCACCAATGATGCGAGCAATGCGTTGCGTGTCGTAAATTTTGGGAATCATGTCCACCAACTGACGCGCAATGTGCCGAACGCCACGAGCAAGGTTGTCGCCGTAGTGGTAAGTACCTACATCGCCCTCACGTTGACGCGCAAGAATGGCTTTACCTGAGCGTTCGTTGGAACCCATGCCCAATGAGGCGTTGTATTGGCCGGTGGTTGATTTGATGTCTTCAGCAGCACCCGCTTTGGCTTGCAAAAGCCCGCTGGAGGCCATTGGCGGCTGGGCACGCTGTGGTAGTGGAAAAGCAGTACCTTGGCCGTCTGTAACGTCGGGATTGACCTCCAAATAAGGCCAATTTTGGGTGTTAGCAGTCTTCCACTTGTCCTCGTAGCCCTCAAACTGCCCACCATAGCCAATAAACGGAGCCTTGGGTGCCAAAGCCAGCATTTCTGCTTCTTGGCTAACCCAATAGTTGTACATCCGTTGGGCATCCTTGGCGTTACGCACCAGTCCACTAACGTACAGACGGCCATCTACCTCAAATTCATTGCCAACAATGCGAATAACAGGTATCCACTTGCCAACCCACTCGCGTTGCTCAAGGATTTCGTAGCCATTTATCTTGCAATACTTGACCTTGGGACGGTCAGACTCGCGGGATTTGATTGGCTTGCCAAAATGCGCTTTAAGCGCCTTGTCTTCGGGCGTACCAGCAAAGGCCGTAGCGTTGCCAGGGTACAAATTCAGCGTAGCGCGGTCATAGTCTATATAGTAGTAGTCAGCAATACGGACCGTGTCCTCATTGAGCCAGTTAGAAATAGACTGGTCGCCCACACCAAGGGATTGCAGCGTCGTAATGGGTGCCGAATCAGGGTACAGGCGGGTGTATTCGTCTTTGGTCAGGTCTTCCGTCACAAAACAATACTTGGCGTCAGCGCCAGTAGGGTCTTGCATGGTCGGGTCCATGTACACCGAGAAGGAATTGCGAATCCGGCCAATCTTGATGTCTTGGTCAAACGTGTTGTCATCGCAATATTCAGTTAGTAGCCGGATGTAACCCTCGCCATAGGAAACTTGGTTCTCGCACGCCGTGTCATAGGCCACGTCAGCGTCACTCATGTACTCAATATGCCTGATCATGCCGTTAAAAATCTCGGCAATCTCCACGTCAGCATTGCTGTCCACCGGAATGACCTTGGCACCAGGGCGGTTTTGCCGCTGGTCGTTGGTAACCTGACGGACGTGCTGTGGTAGCTTGTTAATAGTCAGTGTGGGACGCGCATTAATTGTCTGCCCTTGCACTGCACCACGGGTAGCCAGCACATCGGCAGGCCATTGCCAGCAGTTGTCTGGTGAACCAGCATAAAACTTTAGGTCGTCGTTCTCGTCCTCACGCGATTCTGAGAGCGCCGACATAGCCAAGTCAAGCCGTGAGCGTGCCGTGGCAAGGACTTCGGCATCACTCTTGTCTTTAGCAGAGCCGCCAACAGCGACTGCGGCAGCGGCTGTGATACCTGTAATGTCCATTATTTTTTACCTTTTGGGGCTGCTGCTGCACGTTTAACCGAATATGCAATTGCAACAGCCTGTTTGACCGGCTTGCCGGACTTGACTTCAGCCTTAACATTAGCACGAAAGGCGGCAGGTGTGGTTGATTTCTTTAATGGCATGGCTATTTCCTTTTCATTGGCTTTGCCGTCTTGGCCGAATCTTTAAAATCCTTGGCCGTTGGCGCTGCTTTGCTGCCAACCTTGTTCATCTTCTCACCAGAGCCAGCAGCAATGCGAGCCTGTTTTGCGTGGATATTACTATACAAGCCTGGTTTAGTCGCCATGATTTAACACTTCCATCTTGCTAAGGCAGCAGCTTTGCGGGTAGGATTACCCTTTTCATCTTTCATTGGCCCAGGCACGCCAGACATACGGGCGCAGAACGAGTCCTTGCGTGCGCCACCTTGGGGCTGCGGCGCTTTAAGATTAGAACCAGTTGCAGCGTTGTACTTTTCCCGACCCTTGGCCGTCAAACCAGCACCGGCTGCTGTGGATAACTTCTCGCCACGGCCTACTGATAGAGATACGCTTTTTTTCGTTGCCATCTTACGCTCCCATCCATCCAGTTGCTACTATTTTCTGACCGGAGTATACCTTTTGGCTTTTCTCAGTATATTCCCTGTGCGCCACAGGAAATGCAAACGTCACGCATATCGCATCTGCCGCATCAGGACTAGCTAATCCCCTAGCCTTCATCTCCTTCTTACTCTCCAAGAAGATCGTACCCCGAGAATCCGGCTTCATCATAGGCGAAATCAGGTCTGTCTTCAAGAACCTGTCCGTTGGAATGCTCGCCGTCTTTAGCCAATCCCGCATATCCCCCCACATCTGGGCACGCATATTTCCATACATTATAGGGTTCTTGGCCTTATTGCCAAAGTTTATCCCCTTAATCTTATACCGCTGCTCCTTGAGCCTATCCACAATCCCCGCCCCCAACCCACCCTCATCAATCACCACCAGCGTAGGCTTGTATTCCTCTATCGCCTCAATCACATGGCCCACCACCGTCATGGTGTCATCTCCCCGATGCCGCATGATCTTCACTATATCCCTGCCCTGCCTCACCGCAATCACCGTAGCATCCGCACCAAACCGCGCAGGGTCTACACCAATCACAATCGGTGCCGACTGATCCTTGTACTTAGGCCGCTTCATTGCCTCATCCACAATGTCACTAGATATAAACTGATCATCCCCCGCACTGGGAAACATCCCATACACCTCAACGTGCGCCTGGCTGCTATCCGCACCGTACTCCTGAATAATCCTCTCGTACACCTGCTTATCCGTCCCCTCCACCGTCCTAGCATCCACCACCTTAGTTTGCCAAAACGCCCTCTTACTATTAAAGCACTCGTAAAAGTACCCCGTGTTGCGCCGTGGGTTCGAGAACGCCAGCCAAAAACGATTGGGCGTGTTCTCCGTAAAGAATCCACCAGTGACAGCCCATATTGGATCAGCAATACCTGACGCCTCATCAAAGATCACCAGCACACCGTCAAAGTTATGCACACCAGCATACGCATCAGGATTCTCCTCAGACCACAACCTACCCTCAACCCCCCAGTAGCGCGTACCTTTTTTTAAATCCGTCTCCACCAGTTCAGTCAACCACTTGGCCGGAGCCAAGCGCGTTGCACTAACCTCAAACCAATGCGAGTTCAATGACATAGCCAACCACTTGGTAATCTCAGCCCAAGTAATACTTCGCAACTGATTCTCACTGTTAGCCGAGATGATTGTTGTTGAACCAATACGAGTTGTCAGCATCCAGATAGTCAACCATGACACTAATGCTGACTTACCAATTCCACGGCCTGACGATATAGCTTCTTGCATAACCTTATACATTATGTCTTCAGTAGATTTCTTAGTAGCCAATTGAGAATTACTTTGTATATGGTCAGTAATATCTTGCAGAATTTCACGCTGCCACTTTCTTGGACCAGAGAAATGTTCTAGCGGTGTACCTTTAACACCCCAAGGAAATACATATTTAACAAACGCCAGTGGATTATTACTTAATGCCGGACTCCAAAGTAATGCCATTAACTCTTGTTCATCTTCTGGTTTGTAGATTGTGGTTTGCATATATTAATAAAAAATAAAGCCGCGAGGCATTAGTCTTAGCATAGTTTAATAATAAAAAAAATTGTTCGTGAAGGCTCCGTCACCGTTGGCCCTTCCGGCTCGGCCCTACCCCTCCCCCTCCTCGCCTGTATCGCTTGCATCGCTCGCACTGATACGCGGTACAACGTCGATCACATCGATCAGGCGAGACTGCGCTGCGGCGAGCGCTCCCGTGATGCTGATCCTCGAGTCTGAGACGGACACGTCGAGACGGTCCCCATACTTATTAGGCGCGAGTTTTGATAGGACCCAGCGCCTCGCGTCAATCTGAAGCTGGCGCTGTCTGACTAGTCCTGGGTCCGTCGCGCCGTTATCAAGTAGCGGGACCGGCGCATCGGCGAGCGTTAAGATTTGATCAACCATGGCATCGAGCAACCCTTCGCGGGCGCGTGCATATCGTTCGCCAAGCTCGCGATCGGCAGTCACCCAGTCAATCCATGTGCTCGCACCGATACCGGCCTTGATGCAACTCTGGCGCATCGAAGCACCACCAAGCATCGAATCGAGCACCACTTGGGCAACATCTGTCCTATTTTTTATTGCAGTCACGTTCTCTCCAAAATAGTTCAACACCCATCGAATTATCCCCCAAAAAGCACCTGCATCGGTTGAATCGTTTGAATCACTCTATAGAGTGTGATTCAATACATTCAAAAAACCGCTGTTTTGCCCCTTTTTGCATCGGTGCATCGATACGCATCGATTCAACCGATTCAACCCGATTCAGCACAAAGCATAGGGAAAACCCTAGTGTCAATTTCCTACATTGATACCATTGACACTGTAATAAAATCAGTTACACTAACAACCATGCCAAGCCCGGCATGTAACACAAAGGATAGCATATGGAGAACACAGTAAAAATCAGCGTAACGTCAAAGCTTGACGGGATCCGCTCATGGAGCTTGCAGGCCATTGATACCTGCCCCGGCTCAATTGAGTCGCCCGGCGTATTGGTTGATGCTTGCAAGGGATGTTATGCCACTACAGGCAATTACGTATTCGCCAATGTGCGCGCACCACGGCTGCACAATCAAGAGGATTGGCACCGGCTTGAATGGTGTGACGACATGGTGTCCGAATTGGCTCGAGATAAATATTTTCGGTGGCTTGATAGTGGCGACCTGTATTCGTTGGCATTGGCCGAAAAAGTGCTCGAAATAATGCAGCGCACTCCATGGGTAAAACATTGGCTCCCAACCCGTATGCATAAATTCCCAAAATTTCGCATGGTATTCGATCAAATGCGCGCACTGCCAAATGTATCAATTCGGTTTTCGGCCGATAGTATCGACGGCTCTTATATTCCCGGCTTGCATGGTTCTACTATCGGCCCCGATGCATCGACATTTGAGCCGGTGGCCGGTGCATCACTATGCCAAGCATATGAGCATGGTGGAAAATGTAACGGCTGCCGCGCATGTTGGGATAAATCGATCGATCTTATTTGCTACCCTGCCCATGGCCGCAAAATGCTCAAAGTAATTAGCATCAAATCGATCTAATATTCTCTCTATGCTCTGCGGGTCAGAGTATAGGGGTCAATATTGGCCACATACTATTGGAGAATATTATGCTTAGAACCATGCGCGCACGTTATCCCGGCCGGTGCGCGGCCACTGGCGCACGTTTCAAACCCGGTGCCACAATAAATTACGATCCGGCCACTAAACGCGCCACGCTGGCGCCGGTGCTGACTAGCATTACGTTTATTGGCGAACACGGCCCGAGTCACTTTATCCGTAATTCTCGCGGCCGGTGCATCGATGCTCCATGTTGTGGCTGCTGCACTATTTAACCCTCGGAGATTAACCATGCGTGAACATTACACCCCCATGCCTCGCCCTCGCCCCCTCGCTGGTGCTGCCCTCGCTGTCGCCATTGGCTTGGCTCTGGCGGTCCTACTGGTGAGGTACTTATGACCACTTGGCGCCAACATAACCTACTCGAAGCAGACAGGGAATACGGCCACGTCGATGACATCGACGACAAAATCGCTCACCTAATGGCCGAATACCACTGGTCCCGCCTCGAGGCGATGGAATATTTTTATTATGAACCCTATGATCCAATTGATTGGGTTGGTAGTCAATGGGAGGAACCATGCTCGCTGCCGCCCTACTAGCGGCCCTGATAGCCCTGATTCTCGGCCTCTGACACTTAGCCCCCACAAAGCCCCTTCACTGGGGCTTTTTCATGCTCTCAATTTTCGCTCTGGCGTCCTCGAACCCGTGCCCCACAATTACCTGGTGGCCGATCCCATTAAGGTAGGCGATCCAGTCGCGCTGCACTGGTGACACCACGCCCCCCGTAGAACGCTTCATTTCGATCCATAGCCCCCACGCAGGTACATACAGGTCCGGCACTCCGGCGGTCACCCCCTCGGCCTTGAGGGCTGCGCCCTGGGCCATGCTACGGCCGCCTCCATTGGGGATGGCGAATATGCGGACATCCGGCCACTGGCGCCGAAACCAGGATACAAGCCGGACCTGTTCGAGGTGTTCTGATGGGGCGGTCATGTTTTAATTTCTTTATGGCGTTGTTTGTGGCATGGCTGGCAAAGCCACATAACATCTAATGGTTTGTCGTAATCTTCGTGATGAGCTATTGAATGTTTTTCATTACATCGGCAACATGGTTGCCTAATTAATTGGCCTTTTTTTATTGCTTGGCTTACGCTGTAATGCGCTTTTTGCCTACGTTTATCTTCAGCTCTCCATATTCGAGTAATCTCAACACCAGCTTTAATACGTTCTGGATTTTTACCACGCTCCCTGTCGTATTGGCGTACTTTTTCAATATTTTGTGCGCGATGCGTTCCAACATCATTTTTGGTGCATTCTTTACATTTGTTTAGGTGTCCATCAGCCATTTTGGAATGCTTATAAAACTCCAAAAGTGGCTTAATGGCTTGACATTTAAAACATTGTTTTTGCATGGCGATTTCCTATGTAATATCGCCATTATACCCATTCTAATTCTAAAAAGGAAGTTCCCATTCCCATAAGCTGCACCCCCCTGGTTCACTCGCAAAGTCAGCCGGTGGCTCGTCTTGAAACTCGGCGCACACGCCCTCTTTGCTGTAATGGTCGCAGGTCGTGCAGACTCTTGGTGGTTCGGCTCTGGCGGTGGTGCGGTATAGGGTGACTATCTCGGGTTCTGGGTGTCTCATGGGTTCCATGTCCTTTTTAGTACGGTGAAAAATTTACCTTCGCGCTTAAACTCTATGGTGGCCGGTGGCTGGCCTTCGGTCAATGTCTGAGCCATCTCATGCAGGTCGGCCATGCCATAGTCCAGCACCACGCCTGCCCGGTGGGCCACCTCGGCCAATAGTCTGCGGCTTCGCTCGCCTGCATACCCGTCGTGGGTGACGGCCAGATATTCGGTCACTGGTGCGTCCGATAGCCCCCCATAGTAGGTCAGGGAGAGCATCTCCTTGCCACTGGCTCGGCTGATGTGTTTGCGCCACGTCCAACTTGATACATCAAGATCAATGCCAGATTGCCCCATGATGTCCAGATTGTGCAGCTTCAGGGCTGGCCGGACCGGCTCGGGAAACTCGGCCCCGCAAGCTGGGCAGACGCGCACACTCAGGGCGCATATCTCTTGGCAGTGGTCGCAGATCTTCACGGGTGCCTCGCCTACCTTGTCGCCCTTCTTGGGTGGCGGCCTCACGGCGGTAATGGGGCCATGCTGCTCCACTACGCCCGCAAAGTCCAGAACCATGCAATCGGTTTTGCCGTCAGCTATGCGTAAGCCACGCCCTGCCATCTGGACGTATAGCCCTGGCGACATAGTTGGGCGCAGCATAGCGATCAGGTCGATCATGGGCGCGTCAAAGCCGGTGGTCAGTACATTGGCATTGGTAAGCGCTTGGATGGTGCCTGCTTTAAATTCCCGTAGGATACGGTCACGCTCAGTGCTTGGCGTTTCCCCTGTCACGCACTCGGCCACAATACCTTGGTTTACCAGCGCGTCCCTTATATGCTGAGCATGGGCCACGCCAGCGCAAAACATTAGCCAGGACCGGCGTCCACCAGCCAGCTTAATGACCTCTTGCACTACCCGTGAATTTTTATCGCTGGTGTCCACTGCCGCCTGCAACTCTGCCTCGATGTACTCGCCGCCACGCTTATGGACCCCGTCTACTTCGAGCTTGGTGGCCGTCAGCTTGGACCGTAGCGTGGACAAATAGCCCTTAAAAATCAATTCCTCAATGCTTACCGGCTCGATCAGCGCGTCAAATATGGCTGGTTTGTCGGTAATGTAGCCATGCCCTAGCCTGTAAGGGCTGGCCGTTAGGCCAATGATTCGCAGGTTAGGGTTAACACTACGCAGGTCGGACAAAAGGGTGCGGTAGCCCCCTTCGTCCTTATGGCTGACTAGGTGGGCCTCGTCAATGATCACTAGGTCAACGTGGCCGATCTGGCTGGCCTTGGTCCGCACCGACTGAATACCGGCAAAAGTAATCGGCTCACCTAGTTCCTTGCGGCCAAGCCCCGCAGAGTAAATTCCCATCGGCGCATTCGGCCAATGCTGGCGCATCTTTTCGGCGTTCTGGCTGATTAATTCTCTGACGTGCGTTAGCATCAAAACCCGAGTCTCAGGCCATGATTGCAGCGCGTCCTTACACAGTGCCGCAATGATGTGGCTCTTGCCTGAGCCGGTGGGCAGCACTAGGCACGGGTTGCCCTCATTGCCTGCCTCAAACCATTGGTAAAGCTGGTCTATGGTGCGTTGTTGGTATTCACGGAGCATGGACAGCCTCCAACCTACAAACACCATTACGGCAACTCGATGACAAATTAGACTGGCAAACGCCCAGCTTCTCGCAAGTTGGTTTTTTTGGCGGTACGGGCTTTACCCAAACTGACTTATATTGAGGCTTGCTTGTAACGCTGCGAAACGCCGGTTCTGCCGGTAGGTTTCCATTACAAGCATGGCGGTTAGCCTCTTGCAATGATTGCCAAGCCCAATTGCATTTAGTGCAAACGTAGTAAGGCGGCTCTGAAAGTGGTCTTACTTGTTTAAGCATTACGCCACCACCCTAGCATCAAACTCAGACCTAATTTTATTTACAGTGGTGTCACTGCAAGCCGCAGCATTGGCAAGCAATTCCTTACTAGCGTACACGCCCTCGCCTGGCTCGCCATTAGCCAAGCCCAAACCATTGATCTCGTAGACCGCCACCCAGTCGCTGGGGCTTTCTAGGCGCTTCCAAGGCACTAGGTCAGGGTGCAATACATGGCTATCGCAGCCGGTGTGCTGAGACTCAGTGGGGATTACATCGTCCCATTTGGCGCAGTGCCATGTTGAATCGGACAATGGCGTTGCATGGGCGCAGGTGCGGCAGTTGACCTCTTTAGTGGTCTTGCTACCGTGGCAAAAGTCATGCCCCGCGCACATCTTGCATTCAAACCATGTGGGGTCGGTGCTGATGGGTGGCGGCAGGCGGTCAGTCAGGGTGAGACGCTGGCCCTTGGCAATGGCCTTCTCGGCATGGTCGCGGTCATACTCTATACGCTCTGTATATACACGGTCATCATCCTTGCAGATGGCGACGTACAGGGCGCGTTTCAGGTCAGTGCCGTGCATATATACTTGACACTGAGTATGGTGCATTGGCTTAGACTTTACTACGCCATTTTTCTCAAGATCGCTGAACGACTTGAGGCTGTGGGTTTTGAATTCTAGGACGTGCTCAGTCTTTGGTGCACCAGGTACGCCCTTGCCGATACCGTCCAGCGAGCCGCTTACATGGCTACCAAAATCCACCCTGCGCTGGGTGCCCGATACGGTCATGCCAATGGCACGCAGGTCACTAATGATGGTAGCCTCCTCGTTAAAGCCACGGCGAAACAGGCGCAATATCCGGCCTTTAAATTTCTCCTGCACTGCCCAGCGAAACGACAGCCATAGCCAGCGGTCACAGTGGTGGCCTAGCATCGAGCAGCCAAGGTGGGCACGGGGCTTCTCTAGCCGTGCCTCGTGGGCTTGGTCAATCAGGGAAGTTATGGTAATCTCAGGTTCAGGTATTTTCATGTGTGTTCTCCTGTTGGTTGGTCGATTGACCCCGCTTTAATCGGCGGGGTCTTTTTTTTGCTTACTTCTTAGCCCAAGGTGGTGCAGCCTTGGCAGGTGTAGCACTAGGCGCTACAGACTTGAACGGTGCTACCGGCGCAGGTGCAGCACCATTAAGCGCCCGAAATGCTTTGATCTCATTGCCACTGTACTCGCCCGTACGAACCGACAATTTAATGCCAAGATTGCCGCCGATTAGCTGGTCGGTGTCAGTCACCTTGGCTAGGCCAATGGCACGCATGATGTCGCCCAACTGCTGGCGTCCGATTTCCTCGGCCTTGGTGCTTGGGTTCTTAATGTTGAGATTGCCAAACACCACTCGTCCTTGATGGCTCGGGCCAGTGATCGCGTACTTCACCGCGATAAACTTACCGTCGCCTGCTTTAGTGGCCTTGATCTCGGCACCCGTAATGGTGGCGTTGTACCAGCCCTCGGGCAGAGGTTCAAAGTTGTTGTTGCCAACGGGCAGCGTGTCTACGCTAAATTCTTCATCTAAAAAAGCCATGATTATTCCTTCGTGATTGTAAAAGTAGGGCGTCCAGGGGTGGACGTGATAGCACCAAGCAAAGGCCCAGTCACGGCGTCAGCAGCCGCATTCCAAACCTTTGCATTGATCTCGGGCTTCCAGCGGAAAAGGCTAGAAAGGTGTTCAGACAGACCGGCTTCGGCAGCCAACAATTGCAGCTTATCGGCGTCAATCTTCTTGTTAATGCGGCCTTCCATTCGGATGGTGTAGCCGTTCAATTCCTCTTTGATGGTGCCGTCCAAATCCTTTGGGATGTTGAACTGCTTTGCCATCTGGTCCTCCAACTCGCGGCGCTCGGCCACCGCAAGGGTTTCCATCTTTTTGGCGTCTAACCAGCGTTGGTATAGGCTCATGCTGTCACCTTTTCCAAAAGATCAGCAATAGCCTCTTCTTCAGTGGCACCGTAACCCAACGCATCGCCAGGCTCATAGCCATCAATGTAAGCCTCCCAGTCAAAGTCGCGCACAGGAATGGGCGGGTAAACAAAAGACGTTTTGATGTTCATGCTGTGTACTCCAACGCTTGCAATTTGCTAATACGACGCTGTATCTCTGTAACCTTAGTTTGGTAGTCGGCTGCTGCCTTTTGTTGCAATTCTTGCAACGACGCAATTTGCTGTGGGCGTGGATCATAATTTTCAGGAACGTCAACTTCAATCTCTTGTGAACCAACGTAAGTTCGAGTGTCAGTGTCCTCAAGATGGCAATAAAACACCTGATAATTGCCTTGATCTTCCCAACTGTATTTGGTAAAAAAAATGTGCGCTGTAAGTTTGATTTTCATGCTACACCGCCTTCTGCTTTTAAGTGTTTAGATGCTTTTTGCAACAAGTCCCACACCATGTTTTCATCAAGGTCGCATTGTTCATAACCCGACCAAACCATGCATTGGCTCATAGCTTCTAACCATTCTTTTTTTGTTTGCGGAATTTCTTTTACAAATTTATCAATGATGCTTTTTGCTTTTTCCTCTGCATCTTCATATGTTTTGAAATATGCGCCGCCCGTGGGCATCGCCATATCAATGCGGAAAAGTCCTTTACCCTTATCCGTATATTCTTTTGGGCTGCAAAAGTGAATTTCATATTCATGCCCTTGATGCTTCATGCTGCACCGCCAATCTTGGCAATGATCTCGCCCAAGTCAGGGGCTTCCCATGCGCTCAACTTGCCTGAACGATCTTTGGCAAGCCACAAACCATCAGAGTCGCACATCAAGGCGCGTTGGGTGTTGCCGTCGGCGTCTTTCTCAACCCGCAGCGCCAGCACTTCATCAAAGAAGTAAGGCAATGCTTGGCCGGTCTTGTTGCCTGGCATTGAAGGGCTATACAAAACCCGTCCCATCTCATCCTGCGTCTTTTCCAGCTTGGCGGTCATCAAAACGTGACGCTCTGGCAAGTCGCGGAATGCCCGAATGATGTCGGCCATCTGCTCCTGCATAGCGCCGTAAGCAGCGCGTGGGTCTTTGTTAACCTTTTTCTCATGGTTCAAGCAGACTTCAGCAATCTCACTGATGGAATCCAACGCAACCGACTTGTACTCGGACTCCAGCACCCAACTGTAAGCCTCGCGTAAGTCGTCCATACTGGTGATCTCCAAATACGGCAAATCAGCGTCTTGGATGGACAAAAGTCCACCCTCGGCTGACAATACAACGGGGCTTGGCAATGTCTTAATAAGACTTGTCTTACCCGCACCAGCCGGTCCGTAGACCAGCAACTTCACACCGTTGGCTGTCAGGCCGCTAGTGCGTTTTAACGATATAGCCATATGGCTCTCCTTGTGTTTGCGCTTCCGTCTGGACTCAGTTCGAAGCGTGATTGCATCTTAGCACAAGTCTGTGATACAGTGTCAACAACTTTTTAACAACAAGGCAAAAATAAATGTCAGACCTCGCAAGTATCTTCGGTGGCCCTTGGTCGCCGCCAGTGCAGCAAGCCCCCACCGCACCAGAAGATCAGCTAAAAGACGCCATGCTTGGCGCAGGTCTCAAGCCACCAGACACC